ACAGAGACAGAGACAGAGACAGAGACCGGAAACCGAAACATGAAACCGGAGACGGGGCAGGGAAGGACGGATTGGACGCGGCAGGTGGCGCGCAACCGGCGTCAGGTCGGGATCGAGGCGCTGCTGCACTACGCCTATGCCGAGCAGTTGGTGCATGAAGCGCGCGACATGCCGGTTGAGATTGCCGTCGGCGGCGGACCCTTGGCGGCGTACTCGCCCTTGTGGAACGAAGGCGTGCCGGTGGAAGGCTCTGGCCGGCGCGGCTTTGATGCCAGCGATGATGCTCGCGCTGTTCACGCCCAGGTGCTGCGCCTGGCGCGGGTGACGGTGGATTGCGGCCATGATCTGGCGGCGGCGCGCTATCACGCCATTCCGCGCGGCAGCCGCAGCATCGAGCCGCCGACCGGCCGCGCCGCCGATGCCGACCATTGCGGCGATCCTTGGCCAACCAACGGAATCCTGGTGCTGGACCTGCGCTCGCTGGTGATGATCCATGCCCTCAAGCGCTCGCGCCCCGAGCGGCACGCGGCGGCTGACTTTCGCCTGAAGCCTGGCCCGGTGGTCTGGCACCCCAAGCGCAAAAGCCACCACTATGCCCGCGGCTGGTATTGCCATGTCGTGGCCGATGGCGTGCTGCCTGGCGAGGCGCTGGAGGCCCATATGCGCTATGCCGCATGGTTCGCCGCCCTGGCGCTGTTGCGCGATGCGCTGGCGGCGGCGCGGCTCACCATGTTTTCTGTCACCGCCGCCATGCCCCTGCCTCCCAAATATCCAGGAAGGCTCTTGACGGGGGAAAAAATTTGGAGGATGGTCTGCTCACCCTGAAAAGGCCCGGACGCAAAGACAGCGCGCCGGGCCTTTTGCTTTTGGCCTGACGGCTGATGCCGACCAGGCCGCCCATCTTCCAGCCTCGCGGCAAGAGCGCCGCTGATCGCATCCGCGACTATGACCGCGAGCGCGGCAGCGCTGCCGAACGTCTGTACGATTGGCGATGGGGCAAGGCTGCCAAGGCGTTTTTGGCGCTGTATCCGCTGTGCCGCTATTGCGCACTGCATGACCGCGTGACGGTTGCCACGGTGGTGGACCACTTCTGGCCGCATCGCGGTGACCGCGTGCTGTTCTGGCGGTCTGAGTTCTGGGTGCCGGCCTGCGATAGTTGCCACAGCGGCCTCAAGCAGGCGGTGGAACGCAAAGGTATGGCTGCCCTTCGCGGCCTCGCCGCCCGCCTCGGCCTCGCCGAACCATGACGGGGCAGGGGGGGGTGGGTCAATCTCAGCCGCCCCCGCCGCCAAGACCGGCGCCCAAAAGCGGAAGTTTCGCCGGAAAATTCCGCGAATCTTTTTTTTTCACAATCACTTAGCTTGGAGGGCCGGCGCTGATCGGCTTCAGCGATGCCAAGAGGCCGCAAGGGCCGCAGTCTGAAAGCCCGCGCGGCCAGCCGCAGCGACTTTCGCGCCCCGGACAAACCGAAAAAGCCGAAACTCCGTTCGGCTGAAGACCGCGCCGCGCTGCTTGCCAGTTGTGGCCCGTCGGAATCGCTGATCCCGCCGGACTTCATGGCCGAGCGCGTTGAGTTCGATGGCGCCATCGCGGTGTGGAAGGAACTGGCGCCCGACCTGGAACGCATCGGCGCCTTGGCCAAGCTCGACCGCTACACCTTCGCCATCTACTGCGTCCACATGGCGGACTGGATCAACTACACGCGCGACATCGCCGCGCATGGCGAAACGCAGAAGGTCAAGACCGTCAGTGGCGACCAAATGGAGCGCCTTCGCCCTTCGGTGAAGATGCGTGAGATCGCCGAGCGCCGCCTGATGGACATCAGCGAACGCTTCGGCCTCAACCCCGCGGCCCGCTTCAAGATGCTGCGCGATGAAGCCCTGGTGCCCGACGATCTCTTCACCCGCCGCAGCGACCAGCCGCAGCCTGATACCGGCGCGGCCGGTGCCTTGAACCGCGCGGCCACGCCGCCGCCTGGTCAGCGCCCGAACTGAAACGATCATGGACGCAAAGGTCCATGCCCTGCCGCCCTGGCTTGAGGCGGTGCAGGGCCTCGCCATTTATGCCTGGGCCATTCGCGGCTGGAATATCGCCGCCGCGATCCCAGGCAACTGGTTCGATCACGCGCTGGCCGACAGCGTCGTCCAGTTATGGCCGACCCTGTTCTGCCACACCGAAGGCGAATGGGCCGGAAAGCCATTCGTCCTGGCGCGCTGGCAAGAAATCGTCGTCCGCCTGCTGATTGGCTGGCGCGATGCCTGCGGCTATCGTCACTTTCGCCGCCTGCTCTTGTGGGTGGCGCGCAAGAACGGCAAGAGCGAATTCATGGCGGCGCTGGCGCTGCTGTTCTGGATTTGCGACGGCGAGATCGGCGGCAAGGGCTACTGCTTCGCCCGCAACGAAAAACAGGCCGCCATCGTCTTCGACAAAATGAAGACCATGCTGCGCATGTCTCCGGCGCTGCGAAAGGACGTGACTCCGAAAAAGCGCGAACTTTGGCACGCCCATTTGGCGGCGAAGTTCGAACTTCTCTCGGGCCAGGCCGAAGGTAAGCACGGACTTTCCGCCTCGGTGATCGTCGGCGACGAGGCGCATGAATGCCCGGACGATGTGCTTTACACCACGCTGCATCAGTCCACCGCGGCGCGCACCCAGCCGGTCGAACTGATCGGTTCCACCGCCGGCCACAAGAATCGCGGCTGGGGCTGGAAACTGTGGGAGGAATGCCAGGCCATCCTGGAAGGCCGGCTGAAACAGCCGCGCGATCTGGTGGTGATCTTCGCCGCGCCCGCCGATGCGCGGATTGACGACGAAGCCGCCTGGTCCGCCGCCAATCCCAATCTCGGCGTCTCGCCGCGGCTGGATTATCTGCGCGATGAATGCGCCAAGGCGCTTGAAAATCCGCGGCTGGAAAATGATTTCCGCCGCTATCACCTGAATCAGTGGACCGAGCAGGTCACCCGCTGGATTCCGCTGGCCAAGTGGGATGCCAACAAGGGCGCCGTCAACTGGCGCGACCTGCGCGCCAAACTGAAAGGCCGCACCTGCTTTGGCGGTCTTGATCTTTCCTCCACGCGCGACATCACCGCGCTGGTCTGGCTTTTTCCGCCGGCCGAAGGCGAACAGCACTGGATCATTGCCCCGCGCTTTTTCGTGCCGGCGGACACTATCGAAGAACGCAGCCGCAACGACCGCGTCCATTATGACGAATGGGCCAGGAATGGCGCCCTGGAAACCACGCCCGGCAATGTGGTTGACCAGGACGCCATCTTCGAGGCGGTCATGCAGGGCGGCCGGGACTTTGACGTCCAGCAGTTCGGCTATGATAGCTGGAACGCCACGCAACTGGCGCTGCGGCTTCAGGATGAAGGCGTGCCGGTCATCGAGATACGGCAGGGCATCCCGTCGCTGGGTGAGCCGTCCAAGGAATTCGAGCGGCTGATTTATGGCGGCGCCTTCGCCCATGGCGGTCATCCGGTGCTGCGCTGGATGGTCGGCAATGTCGCGGTCGAAATTGATTCGAACGGCAACTTCAAGCCCAGCAAGAAGAAATCGAGCGAAAAGATTGACGGCGTCGTCGCCACGATCATGGCGCTCCGGCTGGCAATCGGCCGCGACGAAGCCCCGGCCAAATCGCCGTGGGATGACCCCAACTTTACGCTGAACCCGAAAACGGATGACTGATGGCCCTTCTTGATCTTTTCCGTCGCCGTGCCGAGCGTCGGGATAATATCCAGGACCCGACCGTTCCGGTCAGCGCGTCGAGCTTTCTGCAATTCTTCGGCCTCACCGGCGCCAATTTGCAGCCGGTGACGCTGGAATCGGCCATGACGGTGCCGCCGGTCTTTGCCGCCGTCACCTTCCTGTCCGGCACGCTGGCGGCACTGCCGCTGCATGTCTATCGCAAAAAATCGGAAGCGGCGCCGGAACGCCTTGAAGGCGGCCTCGACAGCCTGGTCGGCGATGCGCCGAACGATGAATGGACCAGCTTTCGCCTGCGCCAGTATTTCTGGTCGCAGGTTTTCACCCATGGTCGCGGCCTTGCCTATATCGAATGGGGGGGCAACGGCCAGGTCGCCGGCCTCTGGCCGATGGACGTGCTGCGCACGCGGGTCGAGCGCAACGGCTTTCGCAACGTCTATGTCTATGACGGCCGCCAGCGCTTCGATGCTGCCGACGTGATTGATATTCCGTTCCTGCTGCGGCACGACCAGATTTCGGTCTTTGGCCCGATCATGCAAGGCGCCAAGACAATCCAGCGCGCCCTGGCGATGATGGATTATGCCGCCGGCTTCTTTGCGGGTGGCGGCGTGCCGCCGCTGTCGGTCTCCGGTCCCTTGCCGACCGGCGCCGACGCGATGCGCCGCGCCGGCGATGACATTCAGCGCGCCATCAAGCACGCGCAGACCAGCAACACGCCGATTGTGCAGTTGCCCGCGGGCTTTGAATTGAAGCAGATCGGCTTCGACCCGCAAAAAGGCCAGATGAACGATGCCTGGCTGGCGATCATCCAGGACTTTGCCCGCATCTGGGGCCTGCCGCCGGTGGTGCTGCAAGACCTTTCGAAAGGCACCTTCACCAACACCGAGCAGCAGGATTTACACCTGGTCAAGCACGTCATTCGTCGCTGGGCGGTGGCGTTTGAGCAGGAAGCGAATTTGAAGCTGTTCGGCCGCAAGGGTGGCGGGCGCTTTGTCGAACACAATCTCGACGGTCTGCTGCGCGGCGATCTGGTCTCGCGCATGACCGCGCTGGCCCAGGGCGTGCAGAACGGCCTGGTGACGCCGAACGAAGGCCGCGAACTCGACAATCGCGGCGCCATGGCCGGCGGCGACCGCCTCTACATTCAGGGCGCCACCGTTCCGCTTGATAACGCAGGAAGCAGCAATGGAAAAACGCAGTCTGGTTCGCCCGCTTGAGGTTCGCGCCGCTTCCGGCGGCCGAACCGTTGCGGGCTATGCCGCCGTCTTCAATGTGCAGGCCGACATCTGCGGCTGCTTTCAGGAACAGATCGCGCCCGGTGCCTTCTCCGATGCCCTGGCCGGCGATGTCCGCGCCCTGATCAATCACGACACCGGCCGGGTGATCGGCCGCACCAGGGCCGGCACGCTGCGCCTGGCGCAGGATCAGGTCGGCCTCGCCGTCGAGATTGATCTGCCCGATACCGCCGACGGCCGCGATCTGGCCACGCTCATCGAGCGCGGCGACATCAGCGGCATGTCCTTCGGCTTTGAAGTGACCAAGCAGACCTGGGATGAAACCGGCGACACGCCGATCCGCACCATCCAGGCGGTCAACCTTTTCGAAGTCAGCGCCGTGGCCTTCCCGGCCTATGACGACACCAGCATTGCCATGCGTTCGCTGGAAGCGGCGCGGCGCGATGCCAAGGCCAGAAATTTCAATGCGGCGGCAAAACGCCTTCGCATGAAAGCACACCTCGACCTCGCGGCACGCCGCCGCGTTGGCCGGGAGTAAAGCCCGAACGGGCCCAAAGCACCCCTCGCATCCACTCAAACCGCCGCGCCACTCGCGGCAGAAGGAAGAGTATTACCATGAGCCGCCTCATCGAATTGCGTGAAAAGCAGGCCCGCCTGATCAGCGAAGCCCGCGAGCGCCTGGACGAGATCAAGGCCGATACCACCGAGGCCCGCGCCAAGGAACTGGAAACGGCGCATGACGCCGCCATGGCCGAGCATGACCGCATCGGCGCGCTGATCGAGCGCGAGGAAAAACTCGCTGCGGCCGAAAAGCGTATCGCCGATGCTCGCGCCGCGCGCCGTCCTGGCGCCGGTGACAATCACAGCGCCGATGCGGGCGATGAAACCGCCAAGGCGCCGGAATATCGCGATGCCTTCTTTGCCATGCTGAAGGCGGGCGGTGATCTCAGCGAATTGTCGCCCGAGATGCGGGCCCTGCTGCGTCAGGGTGCCTCCGAATTCCGCGTCCAGTCCACCTCCAACGCGGCCGGCGGCTATACGGTGCCGACCACCGTTGCGGCCCTGGTGATCAAGTCCATGGCGGCCTGGGGCCCCATGTATGACCCCGGTGTCTGCACCGAGATCGTCACCGGCGGCGGCGAAAGCATCAAGCTGCCGACCGTGAACGATACTTCCGTGACGGCCATCGCCAACACCGAAGGTTCGGCGCTGACCGACAGCGGTGCCAAGGACGTGACCTTCGGCCAGAAGTCGCTGGACGCCTTCTCCTTCGACACCGAGTTCGTCCGCTGGTCCTGGCAGTTGGCGCAGGACTCCATCATCAACATGGAGCAGTTGCTGGCCGATCTGCTGGGCGAACGCCTGGGCCGCATCGCCAACAGTCAGCTCACCACCGGCACCGGCTCGTCCGCGCCGAACGGCATTGTCACCGCCGCCTCGGCCGGCAAAATCTCGGCCTCGGCGACCGCCATCACGTCGGACGAGGTCATTGACCTGCAGCACTCGGTGGACCCGGCTTATCGC